GTAGTTTGGAATGTGCAGCACGTCGGGGAAGTAGCCGATGGTGTCGCGTCCGTCGCTGATCAAGAACCCATTCGTGGGGCACTTCAGCGAGTGCGTTACAGGAAGCGCAAGAATGCGAAGATCGCCTACCTTATACCAGTGGTCGCGTACGATGATTTCACGGTTCCGTATGTTTTCAAGTATCGAGGGTTTGAGTGTGTCGCGTACGACTTCTCGCATGTAGACAGGTACGTCGACTGGCTTGTCGAGTCCCCATGCATGATCAGGGTGCGCATGTGTTAGCGCGATATGTGTCGGGTTGACCTCCTCGAGTTTACATTTCCATGTTTCGCCGAAGTCCACCAGTAGGCGAGTGTTCTTGTATTCCACGAGGATGCTACTGTGCATCTCGTGCTTTGGGTTGTCTTGTTCGATTTCGCCTTTTGTTCCGAGGAAGGTTATCTTCATTTTGCATCACCTCAAGTCGAGGGTATTCTCGAATACACTTCGAGGCGATACATTGACCGTTACGATTCAACGGGCAGTTGCGTACGTTGCAGTGCGGTAGTTGAAACGTGATTGTAAATGTGAAGTTGTCTCGTACGTCAACGAACCACACGATCACTGTTACGCCTCCTGTTTGTCCGAACGACTCTCGGGTGTGATTGGCTCCTCGGGTCCTTCACGTCGAATGTACGACGCGAGAATATCGTCGATCGTACGTTCGGCAATTTCACGTCCACGTCGCGCATGGTCGAGCAGTTGCAACTTGAGGAGTTCTTCGCGTTGCGATGGCGACAGTGGTGGTGCACCTGCAATGGCACGTAGCTCATCCATGGTGAACAAGCCGGTAGTTCTGAGGACGGCTACCTGGCGAGCTACCTCTCCGCGTTCGATTCCGAGTATCAGTTGAATCTTCACATCGATCTTGTCGAGGTCGTCTTCGCTGAATTCACCCGGATACTTTACCCGGATGTGTCGACGTATCAACTCGACGAGTTGCTCCCGTATGATGTCCGCGATGGTTTCCGCACAGATAGTCACATAGCTGCTTATGACCAGTTCGGTTGCGAATGTGCGTCGTCCACGTCCTGTGACGGCTGTCTCGATCGGTCCGATCGCTGCAAAGATACTCTGGTTGATCTGGTCAAAGAGCGGGCTTGGATCCGCGTACGTTACCTTGCGAGGTTCCACATAGTCGATTTCGACGTCTTTGTCGGTCACGTACGACTGGTCGGGTTCTTTGAGCGGCTTGCCGAGATCCTGAATGATTTCATTGACGAATTTCTGGGCTGCCTGACGTGCCTTGCGAATTCGTTCCTCGCGTGTTTTGCCCTCGAACTGATTCGGATCGAACATCGACAGATCCAATTTGATGTGTTCGCGTGGAACGATTTTGCGTCGGAGCAGTATGTCGGTTCGAAGTGCCGCGAGCTTCCAGTAGAGGCGCGGAACGAGAGGTTCGATTGGTGAAACGGACCATACACCGTACGTGTATCGTCCGAGAATGTCATGTACTTCCGATGCCATCGGATTCAAGCTGAAATGCATGATCTGGTCGGGTTTGAAGATCTTGCGCTTTTCGTCGTATAGCTCGTTCAGTACGTACAAGCCTCGACTGAAGACTTGCGCGGTTGGATCGCCGAGTTGTGACTCGTCTTCGATGATTGTCATGCAGTTGATCGGCAGCGACCGGAGCTCGACCAGTCCGGTTGGATTCTCGATACGGTAGAACCAGATGGAGTCACCATAGCGCAGTAGGTCGAATGCAGCCGCGTAGAATAGCTGGCGGAATTGGAACTGTCGTTCAAGTTGCTCGACGATGCGTAACAGGCGCTTTTCCTTCTCTTCGAGTTCGGCACCGATTCGTAACCCGACGCCCTTGTAGCTGTATCGGACGAGTTTTGCGATGCGGTCGATCGCGCCATAGAGTTCCGGGTCGAGCTCCGTGAAGAGTCTGTAGCGATCGTATTTGTTTGTTGCCTGGAGGATTTTCTTCATGAGTTTGTCGATGGCTTTCAGCTCGAGCGGCGTCGTGAGAGTTGCAGAAAGGCCGGGATACGAGCTCGTCGAGACGGAAAGGAGACGTCTTCCGACCGATTTGATGCTCTTCCAGATGCTACTCATACGGGTTCACCTCAGAACGAGCGCACAATATTGAGCGGAAGAGTTCGGCGCTTTACGGTTTCTGTGAGCGCCCAGACACAGTTTACGACGGCATCCGCAACGTCTTTCGAGCCTCCAACCGGATGGTCGATGCGTCGTGCGTTCACAATCCGGAGGTTTTCGAACTCCGTCCGAGCGACTTCGTAGTCGCACATGCGGATGCTCTTCTGGTAGCACAACTCGCGGAAGCGATCGTAGTCTTCCTTGCGTACGACGTGGTTTTCGACAATGAGGCCCATCTGGCGCAACTCGGTCTGTGCTTCCGGATAGTTCCATGTATCGAAGACGCAGACTTCCACGTTGAGTGCCTTCGCCGCCTTCTTGATGAAGTCCTTCACCTCAATCGGGTTGATCTCGCCGAGCTCCTGTGGGCTGAAGCGCCACATGCCATCGATGATGATCGTTCCGTCAGGTGCTTTGAAGCCTGTTGCGAGTCCGAACGCGTCGTGACGAAGCGCAGGGTCACCTGCCAGTACGTGTGGGTATTGTGTTTCGAGTTCAACGTCATGGATGAGTGCTTCGAGGACGTTCGTGATCGAGCTGTCAAACGGCAAGATTTCCGGATTTCGGAAGTACACTTCGAGGCTACTGAGTGGCTGTGCACCAAAATCCCGCCAGAAGCTGATCGGATCGGCTTTCAGCTCGTCTTGTAGGTCCTCGAACGAAATTCGTGGGTTGAATTCCCACGTTGCGTAACGTAAGCCGAGCACATGATCGAGACGTTTCGAGCGCTCGTAGAGTTGCATAACAATGTCGCCAGTATGGCGTGGGCTGCTGATCACGATGACGATTCCGTCCTTGCCGAATGTGGCGGTTCCACGTTTTAGTGACGTGTAGACTTGCCAGGCTCCGCGCTTGCTAGTTGACTCTTCGAATCGTGCGAGTTCGTCGAAGATGGCGCATTTGACGTTTCGCCCTACGATCGATGCGGACGAGGACGTCCCGCATAGTAACACGACGTTCTTCGAGGGGAAGCGTACTTCGTTAGCGTAGATCTTTGGACGAAACTCCCTGAAGAATGGACTACGTGGAATCTTGCTCACGATCTCATGGAAGATGGTATCTCGGGCTTGCTCTTCGGAAACCGCGACAGCAACGACGAAGATCAGCGATCCTGGTGCAAGACCGTAATGTGCGGCTGGATCGGGAAGAATCAGGAGCTTGAAGAGTTCGTAAAGGGCGAAGCATGACGCGAGGACGGTTTTGCCGCTTCGCATTCCGGCAACAAGCACTAACTCGCGGTAGTTGCCACTGTAGAATTGGCGGAGTATCGCGGCTTGTTTCGGAAAGAGCTTCATACCTAAGAAGTAGGGGTGTTCACAGAAGAATACCGGATCGGAGAGTGCTTTGAGGATTACGTACGTGCGTTCGGCAACATCCATGGATACCACCACGTTACGTATACGCTTCCTTCTTCTTGCGCTGTTTCAGCTTCACGAGGACTTTCTTTCGGCATTCTTCGCAGAGTTCGGTTGCCATGAACGCGATCAGCTCCTCATAGAGTATGTTGATCTGCTGGAGCTGTACAAGCGGGGCAGACCGTAGTCTTCCTGACACTTTCTCAATGTCGAGGATCGTATTGCGGAGTTCTCGTGCGGCAACGGCAATGTCACGGATTGTCTCGTGATCGTACGAGCGTTCTTTCAGCGCACGCAAGATGTCGAGCAGCGTCTGTTTGATCTCGCCGAGTACTTGCAACGCGTCAGTCGCGTACGTCTCCGGGAGCTTGAGTTGTTCGTGGTAGCGTACGTGTCTCCAGAGCATCTTGTACGAAACACCGAGTATTCGTGCGGCTTCCTGTAGTGTGATTTCGCCTTTTTGGACACGGTACAGTACTTCGGGCGTACGTGGATCCGAACAGAGCGAGCATTCTTCGGGCATACGTCGCCACCTCGTCCGGAAGTCGACGTGTTACAGACTCGTTAGTCGGCGTGTGTTCGTACCGTTGAGCATCGTCTGTAACTTTGTCGGAATTTCATTCGGTGAGTTTGTATTTGAATGTTTCGGTGGTTGGAGCTGTTCAGGCAGCGTTCGTAGGAATGTGCATTGTGCGGTTTCGGATGATGAGACTGTTGTGTGAGACACCGCTTTATAGAAATTGAAGTTGTTTGTTTGGAGATTTTTGTGAAATGAGTTTGGAATTGAAGGGTAGAAATAAAATATGTTGAGGTGATGTGTATGGAGTTGAATAAAATGAATGAGTTGTTTGATAATAGGATTAGGATTTTGAAGTTGTTGAAAGTTATTGTGAGTGAAGAGGAGTTTAAAGAGTTGTTGTGGGATTTGGATAAGGTGATTTTGAAGTGGAGAGAGAAGAAGAGTTTGGGAATTAGATGGAAAAAGTATATGAGGTGATGTATATGGGTGTTGAAATTAAAGAGTTGTTAAAGTGTTTGAAAGATGGAGTTTATAAATTTGAGGTTGTTGTAATTAAAGGGAAGTGTTATGTTAGTAAAATGGAGGTGATTGAGTAAATGTGTGAGAATAAGAATTGTGAATTGTATGAGTTTTGTAAAGAAGTTTATGGAGATGTTGTTGAGAATAGTAGGAAGTGTTTGGAGATTTTGAAGGATAATGGTTTGTTAGTTGAGTTAAGGGTTAGGTTAGAAGAAGAGTTTGGTAAGGAAGATGAAATTGAAATATGTGAGGTGATGTGAAATGGAAGAAGAATTAAAGGGATGGAGAATTGTAGGAAGTAAGAAGAATATTGTAGGTTTGTTGAGGAAGATATGTATGAGTTGTAAAGAATGTAAAGGGAATGTTTTGAGATGGAAGTTGGTGAAAAGAAGAGGAAAAAGTGGAAAGATGTTATATGGGTTTGAGTGTGATTTGAAGAAAGTTAGGGTGTTTAATGGTTTTGGAAATGTGAAGAAGGGTGAAGAAGAAAGTGAATGGTAAGTTTGAATTTTTTTTTGTTGAAATGTTGGTGTTGTGTGTTGTTTTGAAACGCTTGTGGAGCGTTTGGTAGCGGTAATTAGGGAGTTTGGAAGTTAGATGGAAAATGTATGTTATGGAGGTGGTGTTGTTGAGTATCGTGAAGTATAAGAGTTTAGGATGTGTTGAATTAGGAATGTTTAGAAACGAGTTTGTAAAGTGTTTGCATTTGAAAGTCGCATTCAGAAACGTTGGTTTGTATGTTTGGTTTGATAAGATACGTGAGAAATGCGAGTTGTTAGTAGGCGTAGAGTTAGGGAAGTTGTTTAGGTATTTAAAATGGGTTTGGAAGTTTAAGTGAAATAAGTATGAATTTGGAGGTGATGTGAAGTGGTAGATAAAGAAGTTGAAGTGTTAGTGAATATGGTTAAGGAGAAGATTAGAATGATTTGGTGTTATGTGTTGATGATGAGAGAGAAGGGTATGAAGGATGGTTTGAGATTTGTTGATGAAAAGTTAGATGAATTGTATTGGAAAGAATTGAAAGGAAGATTTGAAATGAAGCGTTAGGAGGTTGTGTGGAAGTGTGTGAATTAGAAGTTATTGAGAAGGTTAAGTGTGTTAAAGATGAATGTGAGGAAGGTTGTGTTGTGAATTTTGGTGGTGGAAGAGAAATTTGGTGTAAGGATAGTGAGTGTGAAGTTAAAGTGTTGTATGTAGCGTATTGTAGAAAGTTGAAGAAATGGGTTGTTGTAGCGGGTGAACCGTTAGAGAGGTGACGTGAAGTGGTTGAGTATTGTCCGTGTTGTGGTGAAAAGATGAAAAAGTGAAATGGTAGTGATGAAGATAAGGTATGAGAATGGAGGGCGTAAGGCAGTGTTAGGTTTTAAGGATAAGTGTTTGTATTGTGGATTTGTAAGGTATAGGAAGTCGAGTTTGCAGCCGTCGTTTTTGATATTGGATGGTGTTGAATATGAAGGCGAAGGTACGTTCGTAGAGTAACGCTTTTTTTTTTCGTATCGTGTATGTTGGTCGTTAGGTTGTTCGGTTGTTCGGCAAGGTAGCCAGTTACCGGTAGGTATGAGTTCATTCTTTAAGCGGTGATTAATCATGTTAGATGAAAAAGTTAGTTCGTTCTATCTGCGTTTAGCTGCACTAGGTTGTATCGAGGAAATCGAACACATCATCAGTAGCGTTAAGGAGCGTCTTTTGAAGCGTGATTACAAGGATGACGAAGTTAAGAAAGTTGTAGAAACACTACGTACGGTAGTTGGCATTCTCGACTGTGACATCGTCGCTGAAGCACTCATGTAGCTCTCTCTTTTTCTCGTTCTGTTTCCGTACGGTAGGCTGTTTGGTAGCTCGTATTGTAACGTTCAATTATGAGTCAGTGTATTTAATCGGTGATTAAATATGTTTAGGAAGAATAGAGTTTGGAAACGTAAGTTTCGTAGACGTGAAGTTCGATGTCCGCATTGTGGTCATTGGAATCCACGAGGAAGCTTCAACTGCGCAAAATGTCATCGACGGTTAACGGAGCATGTAGAGATTCAGTTCCCGAATGTGTTTCATGCATCGAAGCTCGACAAGAAACGCAAGCGTGTGATCGTAGGAGTTGTTCCCGTAAACGAACTTGGAGGTGAATGAAGTGCCCGAAAGAGACGAGTTAGTTCGACGTTTGAAGCAGCGTGATGATTTCTGGAGAGACAATGCCGAATGGATCGTCCAAGAAATCGAAGACGTCCTGAAGGAGATGTATCGTGATGAAGCCAACGACATTCCTGTAACGTTAACGTCATTGAAAGCGACGTTAATTCAGCGTCAAATCGTCCTTTACGTCGATAAGGAAACCTTCGAGGAAATCGTTAGGAAACGTAAAGGAACTCTCGAGGAAGTCGACAGTGTACGTCAGTTCTACATGGACATTGCATCGATATGTTTCATAAATGAGTTAGGTAGTTAAAGTGATAAATGTGTATATTGGTGAGTGAAATGTATGAGGAAGATCGACTACGAAACGATAAGGAATTGGTTGTGTCTGTTCGAAATGTACTGCAAGTTGGAAACGTTAGTGTTCGAATTCGACAAGAACATCGTAAAGGCACTCACAGTAACGCCAAGAATCGAGCAAGCGAAAATCGCGTGGTACGTGAGTTAGACGAGGTGGAAACAACCGAAGCGAGAGGTAACGTCGTCAGTCTCGACGAAGTTCGCCATCGAGTATTTGAAGCATTAACGAAAGAAGAGCTGTTGATGCGCAAGTGGAAACGCGCAAGAGAACGTCATTTGCAAGCAGTTAAGTACTTCGAGAAGCTACGTGAAATGTGGTGTAGTGCCGAAGATGCACGTGTGCTTTCGATCATCGACAGGATTCGCTATCGTCAAGCAGTGAAGAACCGTAACAGATTCGTCAGAAACCTCGTGAAGAGGTTGATGCCCGTTATCAAGCGCATTAAGGCAACGAAGGTGAACGTGTACGTCGAATGGACCGATTATTGGCTATCGTTCAAGGTCACGAAGGTGGAATTCGTCACGCCAAGAGGCATCGTTGTCGCAGTGAATGACAGTTGCGATGAAGCTCCGAGAGGAGCAGAGACGCACAATAAGAGTTTGGGAAATAAAGTGGAAAATAAATGTTGAGAGGTGAATGTGAGATGAACGCGAAAGAAGAAAACGTAAAGGAAGAGAAGAAAGAAATGACCGAAAAGAAAGAAACGATCTCGTTAAGGAAATTGCTGGAATGGACTGAAGCGCAGAAAGTCAACGTCGGCAATAGGAAACGATTTGACTACGACGCCATACGCGACGAGCTGATTCGCATTTGCGAAAACGGCAAGAAGTTCGTACCGCTAGGCATTGTCAAGCACGTGATGATGAAGCACTCGAACCGACAGGGACCGATCCATTATAATCAGATTCGCTCTTGCATCGAACGACTGCATTCGCGTGAAGACACGAAAGTCCTCGTCGACGTGACAGTTACGCCTCGCCTGTACACGTTCGTCGAAGTGAAGGAAACAGCGAAGAAAGCGAAGTAAGCAACGTCAGCGATCGCCACGAACTTCCCGCTTTTTTTGCTACGTATATTGTATCGTTCTGGAAGTTGTAGCGTATGCGTCTTGTATCGAACTGTTACGTGACGTATTGCTTCTGTAAGTGTCTTGCATCGAATTGAAGCGTTACGAAACGTACGGGTGGCCGGCGGCGT